CGGAAGACGACAGACAGGAGACCTCAGCTTCATCAGAAGATCAAACCATTGAATTGGTAAGATCGACTTCATCATCTTAATCCCAAGGCTATCGGACGCGGACTCAAGATCGATCGTAACGTACCGACCAAACCGAGAGCCCAACTGCGCCAGTTGCCCGTTAAACGGTTGCTGGTCCTCTAAATCAATACCAACAACCTCTTTGGTACGACGGTTGAGTTTAGCACCCAGTCCCAGCTGGAACCACATATTAACAATGGGTTCCTTCGAGATACATCGGGCTATGTCGACGTTCTTGTTGACAAAACTTAACTGATTACCTGCGACCACACGTGTCCCATACCTTGACTGACGCACAATTTCAGCGTTACGCCAATGGGGATTAAGCGAAGTGGTTTGCCTCCAGATGTCCATGAGGCTTGTAGATGTAGAAGTTAGCGGACCGTCAAAGATCTTAGTGTAGAAATCAGGGTGTCTCGAACCAACTGAGGCCCCTTTGCCCACACTACCATACGAGACAAGCTCGACGTAGTTATCACAGACAGATCCACCGTCACCGTCTATAAACCAGTACCTATCGAGCTCCTTCCGGAGCTCGCAAAGCAGTAGGTCATCAAGACTACTATGACTAACAACCTCGAAGCTCGTTACCCGTTTGTTGACGGACAGGAACTTCGCTAACGCAGCGGTGCACGCGTTAGCAATTGGCTCGTCACCATCGTTGTATTTCTTAACGATGTTGCGAACCAGCGACCAGGCGCGAGCCTGGTCAACGGTTGCGTCAGGCCAGAGAGGACCACCATTGAGGCAAAGACTGCCTTGGTAGTCATCAAGCACGTTTAGATCGGACAGCAGGTGTTGCATGAGTACGCTAGTAACTATAGTTGACATAGTGCTCACCTGTTTTGAGTAGTTGTGTTACGTGAAACCTACTGCGTTATTTCGCTAGTAGGGCAGCTAACACGAGGCGTGGCGAACTCGTAACATAACAGAGCCGCCGTGCTGGTCAGAAAAATGACCAACACTACGATGTACTTCACAGTACACCGTTATTCGCCAAGTCGCCGATGCCGGCCGACTGTTGACTCAAGGCACCGATGTGTAGCGACAGAGCAGCACGAATGCTGACAATATCGTAGGTGTCCGCACCAGCCGGAACACTGATCACCGTAGTGACCGTGCAGAGCTGGGAACGTTCACCCTGTGCAGGAAGGACACCCTTGCGGGTGATAACCTTATACACA